TAGACCATTGATCTTCAACGGTAAATCAATCATGCCAATCTCATCCATGACCTCTAGAGTACGTCTAACCACCGGATACATTGTCTCCTGGATCAATCGTCCAAAGGCACTACCCATGTTTTCTGAAAGTATCTTCATCTTTTGCATGATCTCTGTAGCGGATCGGGCTGAGGAGGTATCGGGAGGCAACATATCATCCATGAGGATTTGCTTGATAGACATCACTAGATCCTGTTGTGACATTTGCGATAGCTGAGGATCACCGGATCGGGGCAGGGGCTTGAGACTTTCTCCCTGGTTCCCACCGTTTCGCGCCACTGGTATGATCGCTCCGGGTACTAATCGCACCGCATTTGGGTTGAGAACACCGTCATCCATCGCTGTGTAGACACCGGCTATAGAGAGAGAGGCATTCTTGAGATGATACTCTTTGAGCTTGTTCAAGGTCTTGATATCGTGAAGAGCGGTCAATACCGGGCCTCGGCCATACTTTTCCCCGGTGGCTTTCATATAGCGTGATACTACCCAGGGGAAGGAGTTCATGCGTCTATAGACCAGTTCGTCTTCTCCTTCTTTGGTTATGACATGATAGTGGTAGATACCTTCGTCCTTGTCATAGCAAGTGATTTCATAGAGATCGATCTTCTCATCTGGCCTACCGTCATACTTTTGTTTAAGTTGTGCTGGTATCTCAGCATCGGGAAACTCTTGATCTAGGGCGGTAAATGGTATCCTATGATTGCGATAGACCTTATCGACAGTACCAAAAGGCCCTTCATCATAAGCAATCAAAAAAGAGGGAACGGCTGTATAGCGTATGGGCTGTAACTCGTCACCCGGTTGGATGATCATTACAGCCGTTCCGATAGCTAACTCTAGGAGGAACTCGCCCATAGCCATATCAAAGTTTGATTGACGCATGACATCAAACATCTTATCGGCATAACTATCCAATATGCGCTGAATTTCTATGTGTCTCTCTGGTGGTATTTCTTCACCGGGAACCAGCCGGCACCAATGTCTTTGGGTGGGGAATACTCCAGATTGTAGTCGATTGGCAAATCTCTGGGTTGCGTGGATAGCCGTACTGTCATACACCCGGTTCATCTTATCGTTTTTGGGTGAGGTAGTCTCGTAGTTGCCATCATAGAGGTTTCTGTTTGGCAGGACATAGCGATAGGCATCTTCATAGATCGACCGCCACTCGTCTTTGTGGGCCATAGCCTTTTTAAATCGGGCCTTTAATGTGGTGACATCAAGTCTCATGCGTAGCTTTTATTGACCTTAATCTTCCCCCCGGTCTGTTTCGCCATCTTCTTGGCCTCCGCTACTCCCTTCTTCGTGTACTTGAACTTCTTCTTCTTGGTTCCTTCCTTCGTCTTGTAACTCACCATAGGCATTGGTCATCTCCTTTTTTCTTGGGTTGCGAATATATTTCTTCATTATCGTGGGTTTCTGCTTGGGCCAAGTGTTCTTGATACTTGTATTGGGTTACCTTGTGCCTGATTGTCCTCTCTATCCTGCGATAGAAGCTGGCGCATTCCCCCGGTTTTCATCTTTCGCATACGTTCATTAATCTTTCTGCGTTCGGTGATCTCAGCTTTTTGTGTGCGTTCCTCTTGTTGCTGGACTTGCTGGTCACGTTTTTGCCGACTTTCTTTCTGTTCCTGCGTTTCACCGCCACCGCCACCAAATAAAAAACCCATCAGAAATACCTCGCATATAAAAAATGATCTTCTTGGTTAGGGCCAAAGTTCTTCATTAGCCCTTCTTTTTTGAATACCATCATTTCAATCCATCGAACAGCCCGAACGTTTTCCGAAAATACATAACACTGGTACCGCTTTGCTCTTAAAACCTTGGCCGTGTACTCAAAAAAACGTATGGCAGTGCGGTGTGTCTTCATGGTGTGGGTATCCAGATCATCGGCTGGAATAAGCCAGCACTCATAGCATCCCTTCCAGAAGGGAACGAGGCCAAACATAGCGAATACTTGATCGTCTACAACACCGGTGAAGGATAATCCTTTCGGTAACCGATGGGCTATTGTCTCTTGATTGGCCTTGATGAAGGGAGCGTCTAGCGATCTATAGCTGACCGCATTTAGGTGATCCGGTTCAAAGTCGATGATCTTGGCCGTCTTGCCGTCTAAGGTCGATACTTCAGTGATTTCTTCAGGCGAAAACATCAAAGTCACCCCAGGCATTCGCTGTCTTGTAGAAATGAGGGGATTTGCCCCGAACCATGTTGCGATGCTCACCACCGCCTAGCAGAAGATAGCCCAGACTATCGGCAACGTGGGAGTTGTGGTCTTTATTCGGAACATCCTTGAACCGTTCATGCCCCGATCCCATAGCCACTCTTTTGAAGTGATAGCCTCCAGCGAGAGCTTTTCTAAGCCGAACACATTCACGATGTACCATAAAGCCGGGTTTACCGTCTATCAATCGGGTCATTGGGATAGCTCCGGCCTCTCGTCTTGTCTTAAATTCGTTGGTAGCCGTGGGTCGGGCGACTAATCCATGTGTCTTGAGGTGATCAAATGCTGTCTGTTCATAGATCATATCTCTGGCCGAACCGGCTGGATCGCCCCAGATCATGCACTCATACTTCGGAAACCATGTCTCTAGTTCGGACTTTAGCAAATGGGCAAAGCGTTCTAGCCCCATATCAAACGTCACTATCTCGCGGAGAATATGCCACCGGCCATTTTGCATTTTCTGACCAAACACCGCAGAGGGTGTAAGACCAAAGTCCAGACCCACTTGTACCGGAATACCTTCTTGTATGGTGAGATCATCGGACATAGAGTGATCATCATACTCCGGCCAGACCGGTCTACCTTCCTGGACATACGAATATTTGCCCTCGGCATAGCATCTAATCCAATCCAAGGTCTTGCCGGGAACAAGCTGTTCGTAATATCCAACCGGTAAATTGTCTAGGTTTTCAGCCTTTGGGTTTGTCTGCCACCACTTTCCGGCTTGATACATATACCCCTGCGCCTCCGGCATATCGGCTGGTACTTCATCAGAATGGACTTCCTTTACACCGCCCGGTTGTTTGTAAAACCCCCACTTAAATTTTCCGGAGGGCTTTTCTTTCTCGGCCATGTTGTAGAGCCAGTGATCATCATCACAAGGGTTGCTGTCCATGATAATCCCTCTCCAGGTCGGGCCACCGTCAGATTTTGTAGGATACCGGCCCACACGATGCGATAATCCATCAATCACGGCTTTCGGTAACTCTTTACTCTCATTGACAAATGCCCCGGTGAGTTCCAGAGACAACAGCTTTCGTACATCTTTTGGTTGATCGAGGGCTAGAAACAAGACCTCCATATCAATCCCGGATGCTCCTTCTTTTGAGGGAAGGCGAATATGATGCTTGATTGGCGGAGCATGATGCACATTACCCCAGATATCCTCCGGGAATAGTTCCAGCCATGTCTTGAGAGTTGTAGTCTTGAGCATAGGATAGGAGTTTCGTACAACCGCAAACCGTGTGTATTTGATCCCATCTCTAGGACTAGGTTTCTGCATAACGGCTCTGCGAAACAACTCAGCACAACAGGCATACGACTTGCCAGAACCCACTGGCCCCATGATCGACTTGATAAAACTATCATCATTGAGAAACTTCCATAGAACCGGTGACCGCTCAAAACTGAGGTTCATTCCTCCATCGGGCGTGATTTTCTTTTCTTCCATCGAAACTTCTCCTTTCTGATATATGCCTTTAGTTTTGCCACTAGCTCTGGCCGTAGATACCGCACCTGATACAATCTCTCATCGGGCTTGATAGGCTTGAGAGCAAAGCGTTTGGCAAATTCCTCATCTTCATCCATCCTTCGGGCCTACCATCTTTACTTCTACGACAGCCGGTTTATCGCTGGTCTTATCCTGATCCAGTAACCCAGATGCCTTAGCTAATGTCTGCAACACCCGAACCTTATCAATCATCTCTATATCAATCGCATTACGACCGTCTGGTGTCGGTACAATCCTAATCTTTTTGATTGCAGTGAGGACACTATCCGGAATATCCGCACTCGACTTGACCGTTATATTCCCCTCAGCATCCCAGGACATAACATCCGATATCTTAGCCGTTGAAAGATTGATGAGTTCCTGGGCTAACTTATCCCGGTTGTCAAAGATAACATCAGACCCACCAACCTTTCTTTTTACCGAACGAACTGATCCCAGCTCTTTGAGATTAGGAAACTGTATCTTTGGTTTCTTAGATCGGGATTTCGTCATCTAAAATGTCCTCTGTCGCTCTGTTAAACGCTTGCACATTATCCCTTGGCTTTTGCTCAAATAAGGACAGCCATACTTCGCCATTCTCATTCTGTAAGGGAAGGGCATTCAGCTTGATACCGGTGATCTTACCGTCATCTCCTTCGAATGCTACACCGACATTTGTCCAGCGTTTCTTTTCTTGGCCGACAACTTTACGGCCCGATACTACGTCATAAAATTTCATTTTTACCTCCTATGTTTAATGAAAAATATTTTTGTGGGACATCCGCACCTACACACGACCCCCACCCCCCCATAGGGTGCCTTTTTTCTGTGGCCCACCCGGCATACCTTTTTTTTATAGCGTCATAGTGCATATGTATAAATCCTAGAGGTTCATCTATGTTTTGTACGGCTGGTAAATTTAGAACGACCCACCGTCTTTTTTATAACGTCTTCAACACTCGGCTTGTCGTTATTATCAAAGAAACTATCGTAGTAACCGAGAGAGAAGGGCGGTCGCTTACCACTCTTAGCGTAGTAGTTCAAAGATGTTAAGAAGGTCTTGAGTATTTTGTTCTGGCTATAACCTGAGGCTAAGTACTTCTCTACGATTGCTATCTGCCTCTCATCGTTCTGCCATCCTGCCATCGATCCTAGCCTTGTCTCTCGCTCTTTTGCATAGACCTTGCAGATCTTCATACTGATTTCCCTTATACTAGTACTATTAGTTATAGTACTATAGTTCTGGTCAACTCCCAGGTTTACTTTTTTAGCCTGTTGGTCAACTCCCAGGTTGACTTTTGTATCAGTAGGTTTCTTCAATTTGTCAACGTCAGGTTGACTTTTTGCAATGACTTCCAGTGTCTCTTCAGCGTCTTGTTGCTCTACAAACTCCGGTTTATTTCGTGCAAGAATATCCTCATCAGTGGTGGCTGGATCATAGATAACTCTCCATGTGGCTCCTTTTCTTCCCTTCTTTCTGAGAGGGTTCTCCTTATAGATCTTCTTAATGTACCCACACTTCTCCAGTAGTCGCATTTGCCGGCTGACAGCCTGTTTAGATATACCCAATCTATTCCCGATAGTAAGCTGGTTTGTGAAGACTATCCCGGAGTATTTGTTTGCATGGCAACACAATGTACCCAGCACCCGGATAGAGGCATTCTGTATTCGTGTATCAACGAAAACTCTGGAGGGCATAACAGAATAAGGGGAGGGAGCTACCGTATTATCTACAGAGACTGTATACTTCTTAGGAGGCTGGAGTATCTCCTTCCGAGCCTGCTTTATCTCTGCTAACTTCTCACTATCTCTCATAGTTATCTCTCATAGGTAATATTCGTCCTGCATTGTTTCTTTCTCGCTATCGGATCTCTGACTTGATCCAGTGCCTGGGCTATCTGAATACAATCATTGAAGTTATTAAAGACCAATCGCTTGACCCTAATCTCATCCGCTAGCTCTATGTCTCTGATCAGTATCAAGATCAAACTATAGGTCGCTAGTTCCATACTTCTCATCCATAAGTTTCTTGATATTCTCTTCTAGATCCATGTAGATCAGTGCATAGCTATCATCGGTATTGACAAGCTCCTCATGTCGTTTGGTGTAGTGAAGAATAGATGCATGATCCTTGTTGAATATGGTGCCTATTTGATTGAGTGAGAACCGGCCTAGTCTCCGGGCAACGGCTGTAAACAAGGCACGAAATCTAAGATGCTCCGCTCTGGCTTTCTTATGTAAGGCAAACTCATGCAATGGCATTGGGCTGACTTTATCAAAGAAATGCATGAACTGGCCCAAGGTTATACTTCCTTGATCTGCGTACCGGGATAACAAGCCTCCACCAGTTTCTTTTTCAAACGATAGATAGGTGTCTTGAAGCCTTTGACATCCTCGACTATCTGCCCCTCCTTGTCCCCGGTCTTCGTTGGAACTATCCACTCGCCTTTCGAGTTCTTGTATGTTTCTCTCTCGTCCTCGCGAACGGTGAAGTAAGTAAAGTCTGCCCTGTAACTGCATATTTTTGCCCCATTGATTATGATGTCGTATTTTGGCTGTAACTCTAAGTGGGTTATCATGCCGGACTTCTCCAGTAGTTTTAGCTCTGTATACCGCTTGGCCTCTCGTTTACTGTCGAATGTGATGCCATCTATGGTTGTTTTGACGGCCTTATATTTATTTCTAGTCCAGTTCATTGAAGATCTTCTCTGTTCGCATTATTCTTTCACCGATCCATTGCATAACCGGTACTGCCATTGAATTACCTAGTGCCTTGTATCGAGGCCCATCCGGACACTCATCAGCCGGTTTGTTTCGGTAAGGTATCTTTGTATGCCCATCCTGAAACCCTTGTAGTCTTTCGCATTCGGTAGGAGTGAGCCGTCTCACCTGCATACTGTTTGCGACCGAATGCTTATCCGTTGAGTTCAGAGTAAAAGACTTTTCAATGTTCCAATTTCTGCCATTCTGACTAGAGAAACCATCTTGAATAGCTATAGTCTCACTATCGCCACCAAGATCGCCACCCTCGGCCCTAAGTGTGCCAACACCTTCGGCATATTGGCCAAAGCTACTTGATGTATAGGCTTGAGGCACCAATGCCCCTTCCTCAACATCCCTAGCACCGAGTGCGTTAAACATACGGCTCGTTATGGTTCCCATCTTTTCTGTCACTTCTGGGTAAAACCAACTCTCTGCATTCCCGATCATCTGGTTTGAAACATGACGTTTAAGCTCCTCACCATTCAAACACGGTGTTACTCTAGGGAGTTCGCTACAGTTTCTAGCGCTGTTTTCAGTGTCTCTGGTAGTTCTTTGTCTCTCTTTGAGGCTCTCCGCAAGATCCCCTTGCAGGCTTTCTGGCTCAAATAATACCGAGGCTGGACGCTTCCAGTCTCCAAGGTATCCGACAACAAACACTCGTCTGCGTCTTTGGGCAACTCCGAAATATTGAGCGTCAAGAACCCGGTAGGCGAACCCATACCCGCATTCCCCCAACATTCCGAGAAAGGTGCCAAAATCTTTTCCTCTGTTACTTGAGAGGACACCGGGGACATTTTCCCATACCATCCATCGGGGCTGATATTTTTCAAGAATTGCACCAAAGGTAAGCATGAGCTGTCCGTTAGGGCTTTCAATTCCTTTTCTAAGTCCGGCAACTGAGAATGATTGGCAAGGTGTTCCTCCGCAAATAACGTCAACTGATCCATTTTTCCATTCCTTATATTGTGTCATGTCTCCATAGTTCGGCACGGTAGGATAGTGATGTTTTAGTACCTCACATGGGAAGGGTTCGATCTCTGAGAAGAACTGGGCCTCCCATCCCAATGGCTCCCATGCTGAACTGCAAGCCTCTATCCCACTGCACACGGTTGCAAACTTCATCGGGTAAAATCTCTCGCTACCATGCTGTCTAAAGCAGAGTTTAAATCAGTATTTAACCTATCCTGGCGGTACCGTGGTAAGCTCTGCTTATCCATCTGTTGTTCTAGCATATAAATGATTTGTTTATTGAGTGATCTCTGAGCCGGTTTGGCTAGTTCTACCAGCTTATCACGCAGTTTTGTGTCCACTCGTAGGTGAATTTGTACATTTTCTGTACCCTCTAAGTCGTTGTTTTCCATAGCTTTCCCATTTTTATCTACAATCTTTTACATAAAAGTAACTTTTAGGTCTTGTACAATAGTACCATTCTGCTATAACTATGTATATCCCGAACAGATCGGGTGCATAAGGAGGACAATATGACACTAGAAGATATCACATACGATGACGTTATTGAGGAGGCATACGATGATTACATTGCCGATTGTGAGGAAGTAGGGCAGGAACCGCTCGACCTTGATGCGTGGGTCGATACACAGAAGGCTGAAGGGCGTATGAATAAATGGTGCCGGTCACTTGGATTAAGAAGGGAGCAAAGCTAATGGCGCATAATATATACGAACCCGGTAAACCGCATAAGGGTGTATACCATGCCTACGTCCGGGTCAGCACCGACAAGCAGGATATCGAACGGCAGAAACACGTTATCAAGACCTTTCTCAATGGCGGTAAGCATGAGGTCAAATGGTATATAGACGAGGGTTACTCCGGTCGTTTACCTTTTGAAGATAGACCAGCCTTGAATGCGTGTCTCAAAGATGCGGTCAAGAGCAGAAAGAAGGGAGGGAAGGGGCATATAATTATTGCAGACTTCTCTCGACTATCTCGTCAAGCATGGCATGCTATGCAGTTCTTTGAAAAGGTTCTGGCAAAAGATAAGTGTAAGCTCATCATATGTGACAAGCCGGCATACTCTAACCTTGATACAGACGCACTGGTATCTATCCTGGGCCAAGAGAGTATGATTGCTCAAGCTACGGCTGAGAGGGCAAGCTCGGCTACTAAGCAGGGTCTAGCTAGGATTAATGCTGAAATAAACAGTAAGGGCTTCTATACCGCTCGTAACGGTAAGACCGTCTATAAGCTGGGTGTGCATAGTAATATGGATGAGGCACGAAAGAAAGCCGGGGAACAAGTCAGCGATGACGCTGATGCCTTTGCGAATATGTGGTATCCAGATATCCAATACCGCCTCAATGCCGGGCATAGCTATCGTACTATAGCAGAAGAGTTTAATGCACGAGGGTTCAGTACTGCTCGTGAGGGAGGCACATGGCATGCCTCTACCATTTCAAACATAATTAAGAGGGTAGAAAAATAGAGGTTGATTGAGGGAACATTAAGACTAGAATGAGGGATTAAATGGTAAAAAAGCAGAAAGAAATGCTCATGGTGTATAGTCGTAAAGAAAGATATGATCGTACCCGGCAAGTGTTAGCACAAGACGTACAGCCTATGAATGCTATCCAAAGAGAGCGATGGCTGAAAGCAGAACGTAACTTCTATAACAATGCGTTCAACCAGGAGAGGAGCTATGGCTCTCGTATTACAATACCTATGACAAATATTACCGAATTGAAAAAGGCATCACGCGAGCTGAGTGCCTTGGCAAAAAAACTTGCTAAGATCAGCACACAAAAGACCGCAGTTGATGACCGAATACTATTGGCTCAGTTTCACATTGGCATGACCAATCACGAACTGAAACAATCTGCGGTTGGGTTTGACCCGAAGACGGGTAGCTACCGTGGAATAAAATAAACCTAGAAGGTACTTTTCTGGTTTCGGAATAAATCCGGATACCGCCTTTTAGGTTAACAACATAAAGGAGAAAATGAACATGAATGAAAGAAACTATAAAAATAAGGTGTATCCAAAGACCTCGTCTTCTTTACACCAAAAAAGAGCGCATAATATATATTGCGTTAGCAATGAAACTAGCCTTCCACTACTTAGCCAACTTAGAAATTCCAGACTTGTCAGGTCAGCCTGTCTAGTTAGTCTAGACGCACTGGCCTTGCTGATGATATCGGTTAGTCTTTATTACTTACTTGTTGGCTCCTGCTTGCTAGATGACGCTTGTTATACCAGTTTTTATGGAGTTTCGCAATGAGTGTTACTGAATACTTAAAATGGTTTGAGGATCATCCGGGGAAGATGACCGATACCTACACTCATCTAGGATCATCCGATGCCGATACTGTAGCCTATGGAAAGCATGAGTATGGTGCTACCGTAGAAGACCTTAGAAAGTTTACTGCCGGGGAGACAGGCTCCAGAGGCTCAAAGATGGCTAATGAGGACGCTCTATATAGAGGCAAGGTCTTTGAGGCACCCAACGTTTACATGACGCTGAGATATCTTTCTAAGCTCACTGAGCCAGATAACATCACCTCGACTTATCCTATCATGGAACCCGATGTATATGAGGCTCTTCAAATGGCCTCGTCCGTAGACCACAAGTTGTACTTTCATAAGCCGGTGCATATCCCGGTACCTGGAGTAAAGGATCAGTACATCACAATGCAAGGTGAAGTTATCAATGAACTAAAGTCTCAAATGGTAGGCAATGGTGAATTGATGAGAAACTATATCTCGCAAGTACAGCACCAGCTTGTCTGTAGTGGTGGAGATTTTGCATTGGTATCAGTACTAAGTCGAACCGGTCAGCTCACGGTCTATCCTATTGAGAGGGATAACGAGTGGATTGCCGACTATCTCAAAGAGGTTGCTGAATACTGGAGAAGGGTAGAGGAGAACGATCCCTATCCGGAGCCTATCGACAATGACTATGTTGCTGATCTTAATTCACTAGATGAGAGCGATACTCTTATACATCTTCTGGAAAAGAGGCAGGAGTTTGAGGTTAAGAAAAAAGAGTTTGATGACGATAAGAAAGCTATCGATGACGGTATCAAGCAAGTGCTGAAGAGGTTTGATGTAAGCAAAGCATTCGTTGGCCCCTTCAAAATATCTCTTACAACTGTGGAACGTAAGCCTCAACCAGAGCGAGTGGTACCAGCTACACCCGGTAGCACCTATGAAAAATTAACCGTTAGTTTAAACAAGGAAAATGTACAATGAGTAAAGAAACCACAACACATATCAAGGCACTGTCCAAGGTTCAGAAGGATCTTAAACACGCTAAGAAGGATGATAAGGGAGCGTTCGGGAAGTATGCCGATCTCGCTACAGTGTATGACGCTATCAAGGCACCTCTGGCAAGCAATGGTTTTGCCTACTGTCACGAGATGATTAACACTGAGGATGGTACGCTCTATGTCGAAACACATTTACTGCATGAGAGTGGTGGCACGTTCAAAACACGATTGCCCATCATCAATCAGAAGAGGGATATGCAGGGTCTTGGCTCGGCCATCACATATGCTAAAAGGTATGGCATCTCAATGATTGTAGGTCTAGCCTCGGAAGAGGATGACAACGGCAAGAGAGCTGGTACCGAGAATGTTAATAACTCTGTAAAAGCTAAACCAATCAGTAACTTAGTTATCAAAACAAGAGAAGGGGAGGGCAAAGTAAAATCTCTTGATGGTGCTGTCATGCAGTTTAACAGCATACTCAAAGCTCAAATGGAAAAGTATAAAGGTAAAGAGTTGAGAGAAACCGGGGAGTTCATGCGGAAAGAAAACGCAGAAATTCTTGATAAAGTTAAAAACAATCCTGCCTGGATTAGCAATGGTAGCAATGAACGGTGGAACCAAATAGATAAGAAACTTAAAGAAATGGAGAATACAAAAGATGAATAGTTTTCCCCCAACCCCAAGAAACCTTGAGTTCTTAAAGATGCTTATTACTCACTTTGAGGCTAACTATACGATGCCGTCTTATCAAGAGATTAAGAAAGCTATGAATGTGAAGTCTAATTCTGTGGTGCATGATCACCTCTCATCCTTGGAAAACCGAGGATATATAGAGCGTGATTATCGTAAGCCTCGACAGATTAAGCTGTTGCGGAACCTAGATGGAACACCTAGAATATAGGTAGTCACATATCCTTCCAACTTGGCCGGTCTATCCGGCCATTTTTTTGCCCTTTGCCAACGCCTCATCGTTGCGTCTAGTCCAGCCACGACCAAAGGTTTTGAATGTCTTGAGGCTTTCATAGAACTTCTGCCGGTGCATATGCATCTGCTCCAATACATAATCAGCGTCCATCTTTTTAAGAATGGCTATAGTCTTAGGCCCGATGACACCATCTGGGTTTGCTCCGATAGATTTCTGTAAACACTTGGCACCCTGCCTCCCGGCATTGACAGCAAAATCTAGGAGGAAGTAGGCAACACCGGGAGAACTCGCATCCTCTACCATGTCGCATCTGTTGCGATCCCAGTAGTTCTTTTTATATATGGCAATGGCTGTCTCTTCAGTGAGGTCACGCATCTCTTGCTCGGATGCCTCTCGACCAATCCATTTCTCATATACTCTTTTAGTTACACCTCTGTTTGTGATCCCTCCCGGATCGTCTGGATGATTTACAAATCCACCTTCGTGGTGAAGGACTTCTTTGATTGCTATCTCAAATGTCTCAGCCAACTTTAACCTCCATCATCTTTTTCATAGAGGGCTTTGTCTTCTTACCCTTACGTAGTTTCTTGAAGTCGGCCCCGGTGATCTTGTCTCTGGGTTCTGCGACCATCGCTAATTTTTTTTGTTTGGGAGAATAATTTTTGAATGGCATAGCTTATCCTTTCTTCTTTACTATCTTTGACATTGATGATTTCTTTTTGCCGAGTAGATCCTTATCTGCTTTTCTGGCTCCACCCTTACCGCTGACAAATGATTTAACACGGCCCATAGCCCAGGCGTTTGCTGATACACCGCGTGACCCGGAGCTGTAGTAGGCTCCTAATCCTCGTTTGTATACTTTATCTAAGGTGCTTTTTGAGAAACGACTTGCACCTGGTATGCTGTCATATTTAGCCACTGTCCTTGCTCCTTTGTTTTGATATTAGATCCATCATGCGAGGTGTTAACTTGCCCTGCTTGTACAGCCTACGAGTTCTGAGTATCTCTTTCTCTCGTGCAGACTTATTCTTTGCGGAGGCCAAATACTTCATCGGTACTCCCTTCTTTGTTTTTGGAACTGGTGCAAACTTTCTCATTTCTTTTTATGCCTCTCTGAAAAGTTTCTCATTGCCTCTTTTGATCCAAAGCCCCACCGTGACATCGCTAGTTTCAGCCGGGTAGGTCTTCCTTTCTCATCCTTGAGAGGGCCTTGTACTCCCTTAAATCTGTGGGCAAAATTTATTCTGCGTTGATTGGTTCCGCTCTTTATGGGTGCCTTGAGATTAGATCCCTGGGTTCTTTTAAAATAGTCACGACCCTTTTGTGTGAGGCCACCCTTTGGGCTTTTGTGTTCTTTTCTCATTTGGTATCTACCTTCTTTGTCTTATCAAAGCTCCGCATCCCAGCTATACCCAGCATCCCCAGGAGTAGGGGCATCATTACTGTCATGTCTGCTTGTGGTATCGTTACTCCAAAGCCAGCACATATCGGGGAGACTAAATAATTTATGGTGAGGGATAGTCCACATATCCAGCCTATGAACGGCCTCCAAGAACTCTGGAACCAATTACCCTTCGCCTCCTCCTTATTGATGGCTAGCTGGGCTAATAGAGCCTCTTGAGCGTGTTTGTCTGCCATCGTTGCCAACTCATGGGCTAGTTTAGCTTTCTGGTCTTTATCCTCTACAAACTTATCTAGTATGCCCAGCACTGGGCCGGTCAGTGTATTAATCAAACTCATTTGCCTTGGGCCTCCTTACCCATCCAGATCGCAAAGCTCCCGGTCAATGCACCCACCACGATTGAACAGAAACCAGATTGTTCTATGGTCGGATCGGGGAGATCCATGTACCACTCGGCTACCCGGTAACTCATAAAGGTAATAGTGATCATCATTATTCTGGGGAGTATCTTCCATTTATCTAAAGTCTCCGGTGTCATTCCATAGCTTTCCTTATGCTTTCGAGTGTTTCTTTGAGGGTCGGCCTCTTTTCTTCTGAGGGGTCGTAGTCGCAGACGATTTCTTTTTGGCAGTGGTTTGCGTCTTGGACGATGATCGTTTCTGTCGTACCGTTTGCTCCTTGGTAGACGCAATAATATTCTTGTAAGTTTCTTCCGGGGCTTTTGTTTTTGACCCTCCGAGCAAGCCGGCAAATAGTCTTCCCACCATTATCCAGCCTCTTAGTATCATGTCTCCAATCATACGTTTTCCTTTCATAATGATCAGCCGATCTCACCTCGGTCGAGCATGACAAGACCATAAGTGAAGTAGTAAAGAACGGCACAGCCACCAACGACAACCGCAGAGAGGGCAGAGTACATGATGACTTTTTCCTTAAATTGTTGTTTGGCATAAATTTGTTCCTGGCGTAATTTTCTCAAACGTCCTTCCTCTGCAAGCAATTCCTCCCAAAAACGTGTGCCCATCTTGAACATAATGTAGTTCTTAAGTGTCGCTCTTTGATCCTCTAAGGCTTTGCGAGCTTGTATCGTTTCAAACGCCATCTTCTCTATCTGGTTGCCAGACAATATCTTTCTAAAGAGGGAAGGGTTCTCAGCTTGTTTCTTCATATTCTCGACATCTGCCACCGCACCCATCCAACGGTTTAGATCCTTGCTGATACTTTCTATTTCTCTCCCAGCGTCCATGGCTCGCTTGATTGCATTGAAGGCCGAGGTTGCTGTTGTGACCGCAACTGTTATGGTAGCTGGATCAAACATCTAGGTTTTATAACACTATGGTATTGAAGATAACACCAAAGGAACTGATTACATAGAATGCGGTGATGGATATAACAACCTTCTCTAGACGAGAAACTCTCTTCTCCATATCCTGGCGAAAATGATACATATCATTCTTCAGAACACTCAGCTCCATAAGTATTGCGTTTATGTCCTGCTTAGTCATCTTAGCTCGGCTTTGTTGGGAAGGTTACAGAGGACATATCTAGCGACCCATCACTTGATAGCTTTGGTGATGCACTAGCTGGTAAATCCCTCAATGATTGTCTATAGGTCTTCCAGTTATCCGCAAGAGTTACGTCACTGTTTGCCATCCAATCTGTTTCAGCAAGCAATCTATTACGCTCAACTCTTAGCAATCGCATTGGCTCTGCATTGACTAGCTCTGTTTTCTTAGCAGATACTTGTGACCATGTTACACCCCAATCACTTGTGTCTGAACTTTCAATAGCTGAACCATTGCTGTCTGCTCCAGTAACCTTACGAAACATCTGGTTAAACTCTTCTTCATTTGTAGGCTCTCCTCTAAGAACCCACTCTGTAATTCCTAAACTCGTTAATGCGTTTGCTATTGTTGTCATTGTATTCTCCTTATGCTTTTACTTCTAATACGGATATAGTGCTTTGAAAATAACCTCCTCCGTTTACCCTAAATCTTCCATTATCTCCAGTGCCATATACTGCTCCTGTTAATTTAATAGTTTTGGCATTTGTATTTGTGACTGTGAGAGTGTATTCTTTACTATAAGGTATATACAAATCATGTGTACCACCACTAAAGTTTCTCATGTACATTTCATAATTATATTGAGGTGCATTAGCAACATTTGTTCCGTCTGCATTCAACTTTAGAGCCATACCTTGACCAGATGCACTTTCTCTATAAATATTACACTGAACATCAAATCTAATATGCAAAACACTATTGCTAAATAAAGGTGTAAACGAAAAAGATGAGCCAGTAATATCAACATGACTAGAAGATGTTGATGAAGTTTCTGTTGTCCATGCATGAACTTTTTTCTGAACTATATAATTGCTGGGCATAGCCACTGTTCCAGCCGTTGTCTTACCCTGTATTGTATCGACTTTGAGTGTACTCATTGGGCAATCTCCTGTAAAACTATTCTTCCACCAACACCATAAGTTGCGTTATTAAATTGAATTGTTGTATTTCCACCTCGTGAAGCCCCAAAAACTTCATAAGACAATGCACTTGTTGAAGATGGAGTATCAAATAAAACTCTTGTTGAATAAGTCATAAATTGTTCTGAGTTTCCTTCAAAAATACTCGCTTCTCCAAATTCCCCACCATCTGTTTCTAAACTAGTGGTATCTCGTTTTATTTGCACTAAACCTGCTCTCCAATCATCGGTTGCATACTGGTAAACATATACGTGATTTTGAACAATAATTAATATTTTACTGTTCGAAAACTTTGGAGTTATGGAAAGCGACCCTATAGAACCCATAGTTGCTGATGATGTTGATAAATGCCCTAATGTACCAGTTTGCACTTGCACCACATGACCAGCCGGCATCTGCACAGTACCGCTTGCGGTCACGCCTTCGATTTTGTCGGTTTTTAATGTTGAGGTCATTATGCACCCTCCAGTACTGCTATCCTAGCTTCAAGTGATTCAATTTTTGCTATGGCTTCTTGCAATGCTTTAGTGAGAAGAGGAGTAAGTTTTCCATAATCCATAGATTGCGTCACTATCTTTGTGTGTGATGCTTTCCACTGTGAATCTGATGGATATGTTTTATCTTCAACACCCTGTTTCCATTTATCCTCTGATATACCTTCTCCAATAAGTGAACCATCTTTAGAAATAATTGCATCTTTTGCTTCTCTTGTTTCGTCTTTAGTGCCGTTTATCAATCCTTTTGTATTTACTACGGCTTCTTGAACCTCATGAGCCAAAAACCCATAAACTGTTTGATTTGGTAAATCATTGCCATCATCATCTTTTTGATTTTCATCACCAATAAATTTAAATTTTTTGGGTTTAAGTTTTTTAAGAACATCAATACCTACATCCAAATCTTCAACATCTTTTTTTATTCTATAATCTGAACTTGTTCCATAGCTACAGGAAGTTTGACCAGTACTTGTTATTTCACCGCAATCATTACCATATCTGTAAAACTGTATAAGTTTACTGCTATAAGCATAGGCTGTGTCATGGTCTTCAACTGCCATAGCTGAGTGGTAATACCTATGCCCTCCTACAATAAGTCCGAATTTTCGATTAGCTGAGTATGGATTTGAAACACTGTATCCTAAAGATGTTCTATGATGTGATGTACTATCTGTAGAACTAAATGTTGATGCTTCCAAGAACTGTCTGTCATAAACACCTCCCTTAAATGTTTCATCAGCATGGTCATAAATCCAATAACCTCTTTGTGAAGTATTATCTCCAGCCGTTCCATCCGAAAAAACAAGCTGTGAATGACCGCTTGTTGATGTAGCTCTTATCTCTAATGTTGCGTCTGCATTACCAGAAACTGTCATCATTCTATTGGTATATGTTGAGGGTGTAGTTGTGCCAAGAAGCAACCTACCACTTGCATCAATTCTCATGCGTTCTGAGTTAGATGTTTTTACAGCAACTACATCATTTGTTGATAAATCAACCCCACTGTCATTATCGCCAGTTTGATTAACTACTTCATCTACTTCTATCTTGCTCATACTACCACCAATATCCCTGACACAGTTACTGTTGCAGTACTACCAATCGTTATCGGCCCAGCAACAACTGCATTATTCGTTGCGTCTATTGTGAATGAATTATTAATTGTGTTCTCAACTTGGCGAATAACTGGCTCATAGCTAGTGCCATCCGCTTGTTTTCCTATGCTATACTCTGACATTAGGTAATCTCCATTATTGACATTGTGACTGATACTTTGTCAGCAACTGAACAATCTATCTGAATTTTGTCACCTTGTTCTAAGACGTGTTTGCCACCGACCAAGCATTGTTTGCTTTCACCTACAGCAATCGGAATATCTTTTTGCAGAAAGGTTGTTGTGTTTGTAGCCGCTCGACCGCCCCCTGATGTAGTTGAAACGTGTTTCACACTGAATGTCACTTGTGCGGTATGCACATTTGCAACCATCAATCCAATCACCACAGTTGTGGTAGCCGGGGAAGTGGGGCAAGTATATAAGTCCTCTGGCGTACCAGCACTTGCTGGCATGACATCATGACTTACTACCTTGAATGTATTTGCCATATCTTTTCTCCTTTATCCTAAAGCTATGCTAAGAGCAGTAGCCTCATCGGCTATGTCTGACGTTAGTGCTACCGTTCCGGCTGTAGCTGGTAGGGTTAAAGTTATGTTTCCACTGAATGCACTGTGAGCCGGTGCCTGTAGTTGTGCATAGTGAGCGTTTGAGCTTTCGCAGTAGAACCGGACATAGGATTGACTACCGCCATTCTTTAGATCTATCGCCCCTGTAGAAATATCGACATTGCCATCAAGTCTAACGACCCCAGCTCCATTTGGTGTGAGAGTAATGTTACCGTTTGATACCGACACAATATCCTGCCCATTAACATCAAGCGATCCTCCAAGCTGAGGAGTGGTATCCTCTACAACATTAGCTAGCCCCCCACCATCAGCACCGTCTGCTCCGGCTGGGCCTTGTGGGCCAGTAGCTCCTTGTGGGCCTGTGGCTCCTTGTGGGCCGGTTGCACCAGTAGCACCAGTTGCACCAGTTGCGCCAGTGGCTCCAGTAGCCCCGGTTGCTCCTGCCGGTATACCTAATGTGAATGAGGCCGTGCCTCCAGATACGCTGACACTAGCCGTTGGACTAGCACCAGCACTCAATCCGCTAACCGATACACTTGCCCCGGTAACTTGTTGAGTAGCCTCCGGGTTTCCAGTTGATGAGTTGAACCCTAATACCTTACCAAGTCGGGAGGCTTTAGCAGGCAGTGTAAAGTCAGCCCCCGAAATGGTATCATGCTCAGGCACTAATAAAGCTCTATCCAGTCTCTGATCGTGTTGCTGGTGGTGCATGAACTGATTGTTGAACTCTGTCTCCAATGATGAGGCGGTGAGGGTGCCTCCGGTGGTAAACTGTGATGTTCGTGAAATAGGGATGTTCGACATGATCGTGATTGTCTCAGTGTTTGCCGGAAAGTTCCCAGATGTAAAACTTATTGATCCGGTGCCATCTGCACTCAGCGACACTGTGTAATGTGTGGTGAGGGTCTTGAGAGTGCTATCAACATAGACCTTGATCTCCGAGGTAGCGTTTACCTGGAAGTTAAATGTAAATGGCCCAGCATCCGCAGGGTTGTTTCCGGTATATTGTATTCTCCGATCTTGTGCTGTTATGTTTGTCATACTAAAAGCCCCTTCTAGGTTTTATATCATTATTGGATAGTTTCGTCTATTTCTTTTAATGTTAGTAGTCTATTGTTAGTCTTGAATAATTTATCTCTGGCAAGCGTTCTTTTGTTTGATAGCTCGTCACTGAGCAAGTCATACTTCTCTTCATCACTCTCAGCAAGAAAGTACTCATCACCTTCTGGAGTGCTTGGATCTATGTATAAGTTAAGTTTTGATATAAAGTTTTCACTTGGATCGTAGCCATCGTCCTCTGGCATATTACCGTTATCATCTATATTGTTGACCATCTGGACATACCGTAAGTACTCGTTATTCAATAACTTGTAGCCACCTTGTGTCCTATTATGAAGACTAAACGTTCCAGCCCCACCCACTGACAGCCTCAGTAACTCTCTATCAAGATCGGAATATTGACCGGTCTGTATACGCATAGGATTGAAAGACATACCAAACTGACCGTATTTTTTAAGCTGTTCTGGATCTAGTTGCATCACCGGCTCACCCCAAAAGTTTACATCATCCGGAAGATCTTTGGCAAAGAGAGGATGTCTCGCTCTGTAGCGGTTCAGCGTTTCGTAAAAGCCTCTCCAGAATGGGTTGATATCTTCTACACGAATGCCTGATATCTGATCGGGTGCAAGCATAGTGTTGGATTTGTAGGGATCAGATATACGCTCCATTGTTGCCATAAAGCTGTTTGCGCCTATGAAAGGATAATCAACTCCTAGTTTTCTCATAAGAGAACCACCGCCCAAAGTCGTAAATGTTTCTGCTTGTCCACCTATGTTTGAGGCCACACCGGCTGTACGAGTGCCTAACCATTTAAGTATTCTTGCTCCCCTTGTTTCACCAGAGGCAAACCGATCCCCAACTATGTTTTGAAATTCAGCAACACCTTGTAGGAAAGGAATAGTTTGAGCATACTCTGTGGTAGCTAACATAAGCACATTGGTCATTTTCTCTAGAGCATCCGCATCGGTATTGTACTCAGCAAAGTTCACATAGTCAGCGGTAGCAAGTAAGAGCATTGATAGAGGATCAAATCTATTGAAGGACGTAAACTTATACGATCCATCATCCTGCTTAACTCCAATACTTGCCGGAGGGATATTGGCCCCTTTGTTTATAATATCTCTTGCTTTTTGGTTTCCTGGGCCTGTACCAGTTACGATTATGTCATCGCCATAGTATCCACCGACCAAGGCGGTCATTGTGGTCATTATACCCCAACCGGTAACCAGCTTAGCTAA